ACTAATGACAGCATCTCGGACTAAGTCTGAGGTGCTATCTGAAACTACTAAGAGCTACATTAGAGCAGTAGCTAAGCAGGATTTCTACGGTTACAATGTAGAGCTGAATAATAAGTATATTAATAAGGGTAAGCTACAGGAGAATGATTCTATAGCTCTACTCAATACTGTACACTTTAGCAACTACTCTAAAAACACTGAGAGACTAAACAACGAATGGCTCACAGGAGAGGCTGATATAGTACTAGATGACCAAATAGTAGACATCAAGACATCATGGTCATTAGAGACCTTCCCTGCTACCTCAGAAGAGGGTATAAATAAAGATTATGAGTGGCAGCTAAGAGCTTACATGATGTTATATGATAAGAGCTATGCTAGTTTATCACTGCATCAGGTAGATCACATAGCTCCTGAGAAGAGAATCACTACTCTACTCTTCAGTAGAGACCTGGAACTTGAGGAGGAGATAAAGGTACGGTTGCATCACTGCACTGAGTACTATGTTAAGTATATTAATCAATTAAATAATAAATAAAATGACAGAAAAAGAATTTTACCAACAAGCAATGATTGCAGCAATGCAAGGACTGCTATCAGCAATCGGAAATGGCTATCAAGCTGAGTATGTACATCCTCACTCAACTGTAGCTCTTATGGCTGATGAGTATGCAAAAGCTCTAACAATAAGAGCAGAGATTGAAGTAGCAAAAATGAGATTAGACAATCCGTTCCCTGAGCAGGTAGTATGAAAGAGAAAACACTAGCAATGATCCTAGCACTAGTAGTGTATGGATTGATAATAATAGGAGTATATAAATTAATAACTATAATATGAATGATTACAAAGTAAAAGGACTTATCAAAGTGATAGGTGATACCGTACAGGTGACTGAGAAGTTCTCTAAGAGAGAGCTAGTAATAACAGTAGAGGATGGTAAATATCCTCAATACATCACCTTGCAAGCTACAGGAGATAAAACAGCTCTACTAGATGGCTACAAAGTAGGTGAAGAGGTGGAGGCATCATTCAATCTGAGAGGTAGAGAGTGGCAGGATAAACATTTCAACTCATTAGAGTTATGGAAGATAGATCTATTAACTGCAGCTGCAGTAGCTCCTGCTTATGTTCCTGCTCCAACAGTTGATGATCTCCCTTTCTAAGGGGCAGAGCTTAAAGGACTTTATGATTGAAGAGACCAAGTCTAAGCTCACCAATAGATACAAGCTCAGTCATTATGCTGAGGATATCGGTGTCTCTTACTGCTCCATTTGGAGATTCACTAATGGTAAGGCTGTCAATGAGCAGTTCTATCTCAAATGGTGGAAAAATTATCTAAATAATCAATAACTTTATGGCAGTCTTATGGCTGCCTTTGTTATTTTTGGCAGATGATAATACTAACCTACATTGCAATATCATGGTTTCTAGTAAACTTTGAGCCATTACAGCTACTGATTGATTCAATCTATAGCAAATTCAAACCTAGCATTCTAGCAATGTATCTGCATTCCTCTGCTACCTGTATCAAATGCGTATCTTTTTGGCTAACATTATTATGCACCTGGTCTTTTGCTCAGGCAACTATTGTGGCTCTATTGTCGTTTATATTACAGGAATGTTTACAGAAGCTGAGCAAGTAATAATACAACAGGTGTTCAGTCTACCTGAGAAAGAGCAATCCTATAAGATTCATCTATTAAAACTCAAAGCTATTAAAGATAGGCTAGTTAGTTATGAGAAAGAATGCTTTTGTGGTGGAGTAAGGAGGAAGATATGGCTTAAGGATTTCAAGCAATGGTATGAGACCTATACTTGACAACTACATATCAGCTCACTACAAAGAGATAAGGAAATACACTAACTATTTTCTAGTAAGAATGAAGTCTACTATTTCAGCTGATGCTGTAATAAATAACTCTTTTATTTATTTATGTAATATAGATATAGAGGTGACTGATCCCGGTAAGGTGAAAGCATATCTATTAAATACTATTAAGATGCAGATTCTATGGTCTACATCACTAACTAATAGGCAAGAGAGAGTGACAGCTACAGATAGTACTATGCCGATAGTGATGGATGATGATACGGATTTATACGATAAGATACGAGATGATATGCAGTATCAGAACAACATGGCAGTGATTGAGACATATAGAGGTAGGATTACAGATAGGATTAAGCTGATAGTGTTTCAATGTTATTTTGATAAGGGATACAGTACAGCTAGAGCAATGGCAGAATATTTCAGAATACCTGTTACATCTGCTCATTATTGGATACAAGAGATTAAAAACGATTTAAAAAACCTAAGAGATGAAAATTAAAGATGAATTTATTGGAGCTAAGATCTCCCACAAAGGTAATAGGATTACTTTAGATGCTAATAGATATGATTACTTTGTATCTATAGGTCTAGGCTATATGTTTGAAGAGCCTACAGTATCTGAGCCTAAAGTAGTGAAGTATAAAGCAGTCAAAGGACCAATACCTGAGCCTGAAGTAACTGAGGAGGATGGCACAGAAGCAGAGTAGCATATCATTCGCTAGAAAGCCTAAGGTGAAGAGACCAGGTGTTCATGCTAAGAGTAAGAGCTCTAAGTTGAAATCAAGTAAGAATTATACTAAGCAATACAATAGACAAGGAAATGGGTAGAACAAAACTAATAGAGACTCCTGAGAAGCTGATGGAGATATTTGAGGAGTATAGAACTTATACTCTAGACAATCCTAGACATAAATGGGTGCTATCACAAAAGACTGCAGAGATGGTGGCAGAGCCTTTGAGAGTACCTTTAACTAATGAGGGATTTGAGATATTTTGCTATAAGAATTACTCAGATTGTCATCATTATTTTGATAACACTGATAATAGATATTCTGAGTATAGGACTGTCTGTTCGTACATAAAGAGAGAAATCAGAAACGATCAAATACAGGGTGGTATGGTTGGTCAATACAATCCATCCATTACTCAACGACTAAACAATCTAACTGAGAAATCGGACATCACTACCAATGGTAAGGACATCTCTGAAATCAAAGTGAACATCATTACTAGTGCAAAGGATTGAAATGATGTGCCAAGCTGTTGAGGCTTACATCTATTCTAAGAAAGGAGTGCCTGTAAAAATAAACAGGATAGCAATTATCAGTGATAGTAGGCAGATGGAGATGCTAGCCTATGCTTATGCTTATGCCAATGGAGATAGATAGTACCGTTATATTTCAAAAGAACTATGCAGCTCTCACTGATCCTGCACTAAGATTCATTATCAATGAGGGTGGCTCAAGGTCATCTAAGACCTACAGCCTTTGTCAGATGCTAATAGTCTACTGCTATCAGAATAAGAACAAGGTAGTATCAATCATTCGTAAGACATTCCCTGCACTGAGAGCTACAGTCATGAGAGACTTTCTAGAGATCATGAAGAGCATGGACATCTATGAGATAAGTAATCATAACAAGTCAGAGCATATCTACCAATTCCCTAATGGCTCAATAGTGGAGTTCTTCTCAGTAGATAATGAGCAGAAAATAAGAGGTAGAAAAAGGGATGTAGCTTGGATGAATGAAGCCAATGAGTTATTCTATGATGACTATACTCAAATAAATATGAGAACAGAGGACAAGCTAATCTTTGACTACAATCCCTCTGAGTCATCCTCCTGGCTATATGACCTACCAACTGAGGAGAGCATCCTAATCAAGTCTACCTATAGAGATAATCCATTCCTACCTGATAGCATTAAAAAGCAGATAGAGGATTTGAAGAGAACTGATGAGGCAATGTATCAGATATATGCTCTAGGTGAGAAAGCTATCTCTAAGAGTAACATCTATTCTAATTGGACATTCATAGCTCATAGACCAATTAAGTTCGTTAAGTATGTCTATGGCTTAGACTTTGGATACAATCACCCCACAGCTCTAGTCAGAGTTTACTACTGTGACAATGATATCTTCATTGAGAAGGTTATCTATGAGAGCTACCTCACCACTACTCAGCTGATAGAGAAGATGGATGCATTGAATGTGGATAAGAATATAGAAATCATGGCAGACTACTCAAGACCTGAGATAATAGCAGAGATGAATACTGCAGGGTATGATGTGCATAATGCTAACAAGGTAGTTAAGAAAGGCATAGATAACATCAAGACCTTCGGAGTATTTTGTCAGGAGGATAAGCAGATAATGAAAGAGTATGAGAACTATAAGTGGAAGAAAATTGGTGACCAAATCATGGATGAACCTGTTAAATTATATGATGATGCTATGGATGCTATCCGATATGCTACCACTTACATCAGACAGGAGTATTATACCGATGACTCATACTATGCGTTCTAAACAAAAAGCTATCTTAATGTAATATAGTTATGAGTAATGATATACTTAGAGACATTGCTA